TGGCTGCCCTTCTTGAAGAGGAGGTTACGGAGAATCTCCGTGGTCATGACAATAATGTCGGCATTGGGGATGAACTTGATATCGCCTGTCATAATGCCGACAGTATTGTTGGGGAAAAGCAGCTTGAGATCGTGGTACTTCTGATTGCTCAGCGACTTGATAGGTGTCGTATAGAAGACGCGACCGCCGCGTTGGAGACTCTTGGCGATCTGGTACTCTCCCACGAACGTCTTGCCTGAGCCCGTCTTGGCCGTCACGAGGACGTTCTCGCCGAGCTCGATGGCCTCAATGGCGAATCGCTGGAACCGGTCAGGGGCGTAGCCTGTCACAAGGGCAGGGGAAGAGGGCATGGGGGGTACGTCCTCGTCGTCGGCGACGATGCGTAGAAGAGCTTGCGGGGTAGACATCCTAGGACAAGCAGTCAGGGCCGGCGTGCTATTCAATTTTACCGCTGCATGCGATTAGAGGCTATATAAAAATAATAGTATATAATTTATTACGTATATTAGTAATGCCGCGAAAGGCGTGTACAGAACCCGGATGTTCTACTGGTGCTCGTGGAAAGTCTGGAAAATGTAAGGCACATGGAGGTGATAAAAGATGTATAGAAACCGGCTGTACAAAGAGTGCCAGAGAAAGAAGTAACAAATGTTCTGCACATGGAGGTGGGAAACGGTGCATACATCCTACATGCAATAGGAGTGCATTAGGTAAAGCATCGATGTGTATAGAACACGGTGGTGGAAGGCGGTGTAGCGAGCCTGGATGTACAAAATGTGCTAAAGGAAATACAGATAAATGTAGGGGGCATGGGGGTGGAAAACGATGTAGCGAAATTGGCTGTACAAAGGCAGCAGATGGTAATACAGAAAAGTGTATAAGGCATGGAGGGGGTAAAAGATGTAGCGAAGCAGGATGTACAAAGAGTGCAGAAGGAAAATTAGGAAAATGTACAAGACATGGAGGTGGAAAAAGATGTAATGAATCTATGTGTATAAATATTGCTCAAGGAGTAACAGACAAATGCAAGTCGCATGGAGGTGGAATAAGGTGTACCGAGCCTGGGTGTAATACAAGTGCAAGGGAAAAGGGGGGTAGATGTTCTGCACATGGGGGAGGTGAGAGGTGTAATATATCTGGATGCAATAAGAGTGCACGAGAGAAAAATGGTAAATGTCGAAGTCATGGAGGAGGTGAACGGTGTCCGCATTGCATTCATTGGCCAGATTCACGAAGTGGTTCCAAAAAATATGATGGATACTGTGCAACATGTTTCAAAAGGATATTTCCAGATGATCCGCGAAGTAAAATAATATATTCTCATACTAAGGAAATACACGTTCGGAATACAATTAATACAGCATTTGAAGGGTTTATACATGATGTACCATTATATACAGGAAATTGCAAATGTATTCATCGTAGACGTATTGATCATCGAAAACTAATTGGCAACACAATTCTAGCCATAGAAACGGATGAAAATGGACATGTCACATATGATCAAACCGATGAAGAAATAAGGTATGATGATTTATATATGATTCATAGCGGGAAATGGATATTTATTAGATTTAATCCTGACGGAAAGGGAGTTGATATCGAGGATAAATTAAAAACCCTTATCGATACCATAGAAGAACAAATTATGCGTATTCATCGTGAAGAGAATACAGAACTTCTTGAGATTATAAAGTTATATTATACATAATTAGTATTATATTGTAATAACATTCCTAAACTCATTTGGATTCATAATAAAGAGGATAAGAACAAGAATAGCCATAGAAGAATATATATAGAGTGCGTGCAGTGCATTATTTTTTGTGTGCATTGTTATAATTATGTCAATCGATGACCAAATACCCATCCACCAAATTATGACAAGGAGTGACAGGAGTATAATATACACTTCCTTCATTTATATAGTGAACACAGTTTTTAAGATTGCACTCGTTTATTCTCCAAAGTCCATAGCATCGAGGAGAAAGCCGAAGCCGAGACCACCCATTATAATCACTCCTATTGCCATGAGTACAATGGATAGATTCTTATTAGTTGAATCGGAGGACTTCTTATGTTTCGTGTAGAGCATATAACCGGGTATGAAAAATGCTAATCCTAGCAAGATAAATATGATTTGACCTAACATAAGACCAATTGAGAGGCCGAATCCAGTCTTTATTAATCCGCTGAGTGAGTTAGATCCTCTCGCCATTTCTAGTGTAGAATGCTATTTTCTACTGCATGCTACTTACTATTATATCATTTATAGGGTTGGGTTAAACTAGCACCGTGTAGTATATATATGCAACGTTGCAAGATAGGCTTTGAATCGACCTATGCCAAAGTAGATGGCAAGGAGATTACAGTTACTGACTACCTTGCCGGTAAATACCCCAATTCTTCGCCGAGATGTATTCCTGGAAATCACCAACTGCACGTATATCATTCCGTACAACGGAGATCGCATTTTCGCCATAGGTATACTGGCGATCTTGAGGGATCCCCTATGACCGAGTGGCATAGAGAGTGGCAATCCAATTTTCCAGATACACATATTGAAATTGACTTCAAACACAATGTTAATCAGGTAAAGAATCGTCGAGCTGATATAGTCATTCCTAAATACAAGAGAATTATTGAGATTCAACACAGTAAAATAGAGAGTGGCGAAGTTATTCAACGCAACAAGGATTATGGCGCCCATGGACACAGTGTCACATGGGTAATTGATGGGCAGAAATGTATTAAGGTAAAACCCTTGGATAAACGGTTGGTACTTGAGTTTCAGTCATCTTACTGGCTCTATGAGAGTTTTTTATCATGCGAAGAAGTATTCTATGACATAGATGGATTCATATACAAAGTCAAGCCATCTCTTGTAAAATCATTTCAAATTGATGTTTCTGAACCAGTGCCAAAGGGAGAGTTTATTGAATCGTTGAAGGATGGTACAAACCCATGGGTGACCGATGAGCCACCCCAGTGTTTTCTACATTTGAGGCAGGAGGGTGCTGGAAGTGGAAAGACATACGGTATGATGCAAAAGTTAAATAATGATCCAGAGATCTCCAACTATAAATATATAGCACTCATAACGAAACAGCATTCCGCGGTCAAGGTCATGCTTCAAGAATTTGATGATCAATACTATGGTACAGGCAGTCATAAGGAGAAACTATTAACGAATCTCGATAGATTAGAAAAGGAGGTATCAAGTAGCGGGAAACAACATATACGAAAGTACACGAATATACGCACGGGTATAGAATGTATTGCAGTTTTTGGAACGGTTGACAGTTTTACATATGCACTTACCGATGGCGAGTCGTCAAAGAATATTAGCGACAAATTTGCGGGTATTCTTCAATTAATTCGCGACGGGACAATAAAGACAGCGTATGCAGGAAGGATGAAATATGCAGGTGTAAATCCCATTCTCAACAAAGAAATGCTAATCATGATCGATGAAACACAGGATTTAATGGAATCTTACGGTGACGCATTTCTGCAGGTGGTGCGTTCTAAATATGCGAATCTGTGTGTTGTAGGTGATAGCCTTCAGAGCCTATCTTTCAAGGACAACTCACTAACCTATTTACATCGTGCCGAAGGTCTTCATATGAAGGTGATTAAAGCAGAAAAGGCGAATATTGTACGTCGCTTTTCGGATCCTACCTTAGTAAAATTTGTAAACGATTTGATTCCATTTGAGAAATACGGGCTTCCAACGATGACTCCAGCCAAGCCACGTGCAGCCGATCCTGCATCATTAACGGTATTTCAGGGGAAGACAGTCTACGCCAGCGCATCTGAGGACAATGATATATTACAGTGTGCTGTTGCAGAAATTATTGCATTGTTTGAGAGGGAGGTTACTACGAATAATCGTGTACCTGAAGACTTTTTAATAGTTACACCTTTTACAAAAAAGAACCCCCTTATGGATGCACTACAGATTGCATTAAATGTATTCTGGAAAGATATAATGGAAAAAGATCAGTACATAGAACGTGTAAAAGGTGTGCACCCCTATTGGAAGAGTATTGATACAAGAGTGTATAGAAGATATGCAATATTCCATAAGTCTGAAGATGGATGCTCTATTGATACAAATGAGTCTACTCACTCAACTCGCATGGTATCCATCCACTCATCAAAGGGTGACGGCCGCGAAGTTGTATTTGTTATTGGTGTAACGGAATCGGCACTGAAACTAATTAGCCAGGGTTCAATTAACCTGATATATGATTCATTACTACATGTTGCAATTACACGTCAAAAGGACCGTTTGTATTTTCGTCTGGAGAATAATAATGATGATATACATGGACGTATTAAGACAGCAGAAACCGATATTGCAGTCGGTTCAACCGACTTTGATGTATTAAAGAAAAGAATTAAAATGTCCAAGATCGTAGAAAAAATCGTGCAGGATGGCCCCTGCTTTGAATCACTCTTTATTGATCTTATATCAAAGGCAGACCCGGTCCTACCTGAAGAAACTACAAATAAGAAATTGATCATTGATATGGGAAATCATACTATACGATATGGCTCTATGTTTATGAACATCATAATTCATTGCTGTAATCATGCAAGTGCAGTACCATCAGATACAAAAAAACAGTTTCTTGCAATTTTATATGGAATAAGGGATGCGCAAATTCACCCTACAACAGAGTGGAAGAAGTATTATAAGAGATTGCAGAACAATAAGAAAAAAGACTCTACTTCCGCAAAATATATACCTGTATTGGAATGTACCTCCAGACGTGATAATCAGGACTATGCGGCATACTTCAAGATTATAGTCGCAGTCATCCAGCGCGTACAGCAGGAATTAAAGTCACTTGGTAAAAAGCCTATAAATTACTTGTGCCCCTTCGAAAGTGTTGTACTGTACTACATGATAGAATGTACACAGAATGGCGTATATCAGTCAGTTAGTATAAGTGACCTTTATAATATAATCGACATTTATTCCAAGGTATTTGATCCATCTGGATTAGGGCACGATGCATGCGAGTGCAAGAACCATTTTCCAGGGCAAACCTTACCTCTGACTGAGTTAGAAAAGGAGTATCAGGAATATTTATGTGGTCACTACGACCGTCTGGCACATGTAAATAGATTACTTGATGAATTCGATACAAGATATCCTACAATTAATTGGCTATACTCACATCCAGTTGGAATTGATAGAGCCAAACAGTTTTCCCTTACGAAAGAAAAAAGTATGATTGGATATGATGAAAGTAGAGTATATAATGTATATATTAAGCCGCAGTTTACGGAACTTAATTTTAACGAGTTTTTACTGGAAAGCCTCCTGGATACCTATATATTATGCAATGAAACAGATTCAAATAATGTAATTAAGTTTGGAAATAAACCGGTCGTTTCCTATGTAATATCCTTGAATAAAGAAGAAATCTACGAAATAAACTGGACAGAGATTGTACGTGCAAATGTAAAAAGAATTAGCGATGTGTTATATAGTAAACTCTTTAGCATATATAGTACAAAACACCAACAGTATTACGAGGCCTTTATAAATACAGTGAATGGAGAAGAAAAGATTAATCCTAGAAAGATTATTGAGAACTGTGAGGATAAATGTAAGGAAGACAAACATCCAGAATATATACGTAGGGCGTGGATAACCATAACAATCAAGATGGAAGAATGTGAAACACCTGAGGAAAGGATGGATATTCTTGAAGAGTATAAGAGAAATGGCGTATTCCTTTGTTTATTTGAGAAAAATCTCTCACGCTCTTTGAAAACATTCCTTGATATTGAGGAGGAATTCTGTTAAACAGCTCGGAACACAATACGCTGCTTCCAATGGGGCAGCTGCTTGTTCTCGTACCAGGTAATCGTATAGGAGGTACCGACCGTGAGTGCCGTATTCCGCACCGTAATTGCCCGCTTCCACGCAGGAATCCAGACACGCTTCTCGGACATGGCAATACCCTGCACTGGATCCTTCGATGTCAGGACGCCCATAAAGAACAGGTCACGAGTAAAGGCCTTCTCTTGCTTCTGCCTGCGGTTCAGCTCGGCCACCAGTTCCTTCGTGGGAGCCTGCACCTCTTTTCCTGCCAATACATGTTTGAGGATACGTTGATTCACCAGATCGCAGTATCTGCGAATGGGCGAGGAAGCGTATGCATATGCTTCCAGGCTAAGTCCGCCGTGTACAACGTTCTCCTCATCGGCCATCACATATTCAGCAGCGGCCATGGGTAATGCAGAGAGGAGTCCAATAGCCTGGAACTTCTCCATCTTCTTAGCCGAATGACGACGTAGAATACCTATACGCTTCTGTCGCAGAAGGGTACCTGCCGCCTTGTTGTAGAGAATCATGAGGGCCTGGACCCATGTATGGGAATCTGTGGCACTAAACTCATCCCCAATCTCCTTCGATAGCTCGCGGAGAGCTGCTAGTTCGGGAACAACCTCCACTTCCTTATCAGCCTCATCGTACGTGAAGGACCTCTGTGTCTGGATGGTGGTACATGCCCAGACAAAGTCACTTGGGCCAGTACCAGGAGTCCAGTGGAAGTGGAGTGAGAGAGTCGGCTTCTTGGATCCTGGTAAGAGACTGGCACTCTCTTCAGATATCGTGGGTGGAAACAGTGGTGCGAGAGCTTGTCCATCGGTGGAGTAAAAGGTGGATGCCTTCTTCCTCGCCTGTTTGTCGAGGGGTGAGTCTTCCTTGATCCAGGCGTCCACGTCGGCGATGTGGATGTGGACGCGCCACCCGTCGCCCTCTCTCGCAAAGGTGAAGGCGTCGTCGACGTCCTTGCACCCTGGAGGATCTATGTGAAAGGTGAAGCCGCTGACTTCTTCTCTTATGTTCCCTTCAGATGCAGAAACAAGAGAAAGAGAAGAGGCACTCGGAAGAATAGTACGAAATTCCTTTTTACTGTCGTATGCGTATGTCATAAGAAGCATGGCCTGTTCCGTGCGAGCCGATGGAGCACCAAGTAGCTGGACGATGGAGCCCTTAGGCATGGAAGTGTTCCCCTCGCTTGGCTCAATGATTGCATGGACATTGGTACTGAAGTCACGGATGGAAGATCCGACTGCGAAGGGAGCGTATCGTTTATCGTACGGGACGAAGCGGAAGATGGGGCAGCCACGGGTGGTCAGGCCGTAACGGACCTTGGAGGCCACTTCAAGGGTGCCGGCGATCCAGGACATTTTGTTTTGTGACGTTGTGTAACAGGGGAAGGGCAGTTCACTTTTTTTAAGCGAAGCAAATGGGCTGAAAGCCCCTAAAAAAATTGAAAGTCCGCCGCCACCCGATGAAAAGTCTACCATGGCTACGAAAACTAGGTTCACCTACATCCGCACCGAAACCACCGTCCAGTGCCCCCACTGCGACTATATCAGACCCATCAAGAATGTATCTTCCGTCCACGAGCACATCAAGGCTAAACATTCGGGAACCTTCAAGCACAAGTGCAAGCACTGCAGCTATGAGTCAGCTGTTAAACAGAATCTAGATAGCCATATCCTTTCTCGTCATCCTGAACACTCTGTAAAAAAGGCTAAGACCCATACCTGCCCAGCCTCCTGCAACTATGCCGCAAACACCAAGGGACAACTTCGGAGCCATTATCTTCTCAAACATCTGAATGCTCACGTTCAAGCCCTATTTGGCACACAAGAATTGCAATGTAAGGTATGTGAGATTACATTCAAATCGAAACCGGCCTTTGTCTATCATGCAGTATCATGCCTCTCTCCCGAGCTGCTGAATAAGAAAGAAGTTCAGTTGGGTCTTGGCTTACTGGAAGTAGACGAGGCCGTGGCCGCATCATAGATTTCTTCCGGTCGAATTGTCTGAAGCTTAGCTACCTCAATAACAATCTGATACAGATTGTATCCAAGTGCAGCAAAGGCCAGCAATGCTAAGATCTCGAACGACCATTTCGCAGAGCTATAGTCATTTTTTCCTATGTAGACCATGAGCGGCCCAATAAGAACGATGTGCATGATATTCACCCAAAGAAAGGGGGAATGATCCTTCCATCGCTTAATAGCCTTGAAAAGATGATATACAATGATAACCAGGCCGAGGATGGTCAGCCCGTGATATACCCATAGAGGCACGAGCCCCCGGAAAAATGCAACATAGAAGAGAAGCGGAAATACGAATAAGATATGAAATGCGTATAAGCCAAGTGCACCCATCTAGCTTCTGTGTAAGAAATACCTCTCCAACATTCCCTCCGCGTGTTCGAGAGCCCCTTCCATCCACGCCTGCTTCATACTGTAACTCTCTCCGCATACATACACGTCGGGGAGACGGCTAGGGAACGGACGCATTATATCCACAGACTCCTTCGCAGGGTTGTAGAGGCCCGGTGTCCAATAGGTGCAACCATCCTCCCAGTAGTACTTCGACATACTTACAGGATCTGGTATGTCTCCCATGTCCTTGGAGAATAAGTCCCTTACCTGCTTCATAATGCCCTTCTGCAGAGCTTCCTTTTTTAGAGAAGCCCAGGTCTTCGTATCGTCCGCATCTGTGTAAGAAATCATGATGGTCCCCTTGGCTGGATTTACAGGGATGATATGACGGAGCGAGTTGGGCGTTACGACCCGCGGCATCCCCTCGAACCATACCGGTTTGGGAAAGCTCGGAAAGGTGGCATATATACGAAGAAGGGGCGTCATCTTCAGATGCTTTAGAATGGGATAGGCCGTGAAGGGGCGAATGGTCTTGAGTGCAGTCGAAGGTACTGCGAAGATAATCTTGCGGGCCGTGATGCGTTTTCCTTCTCCCTGACTTTGTGAGTGGACCGTGACCGACATAGGAAACGAATCCACCGAACTCATCCCTGTTACACGGTGTTCAAAGAGCATCTTAACTCCTCTCTCCTCCAGCTCTGTCTCCATCCCACGGATAATCGAGCTGAGCCCCTCCTTAATAACATAGAATGACTCCTTGTTCGAGAACTCATTAGCAAACGATTGCAGAGCAATATCGGCACGTAGGGTGGTAAGTTCTGAGCGATAGGGGAAGTACATCATCATTGCAACGGCCGTTTCCTTGTCGAGGAGTTTTGTAAGAATCTCTGCGAGGGTGTAACGAGAGAGAAGTGTCTTTGGTACAGTGGCGAGAGCATTCTGGATAATGGTCATGCAGGTAGGCCAGAGGTTTTCTTGTACTCCGTTCTCATCGACGTATTGTGAAGTGTGCTTGAGGGGGATTCGAGTGAGAGAATACCTGTCACAATAGTCTGCTATCATGGGGTGGGATACTGGAATGCGGCCGGCACCTGCTTCGACCCCGTTAATTGTGTGAACTCTTCCGCCGGCGATTATGGATGATTCGAGTATACCGATAGTTTGTTTTGGAAAGCGGTCTGAGAGCCGTAAAGCACAGTGTAAGCCTGCGAGGCCTGCACCTATGATAAGAATATCGGCATCCATCTACTATAGTATTTCTTAGGTTCTTATACCTTTGGCTTTAGTTCGAAGACGCTGCGCTTTAGTTCGAAGATGACGCTACGCTTAGCCATTCCACCAGCTTGCCCGAGTCCGAAATCTGTTTCGGGCCAACAATGGCGTTCTTCTCCGTTATAACCAAAAATGCAGGTATACTCCGCACTCCACAGAATCCAGGTGTGTAATTGTTCTCATCCACATCACACTTATACACGGTATATCTCTTCAGAGAATCCTTGACCGACTCCCAGTCAAACGCCTTGCACGGACCACACCATGATGCCGTAAAGTTAATGAGAACCGGCTTCTCCAGCTTGGCACTACGAAGCTCCTCAAATTCTTCTTGCGAGCGGAGGGGAATCATCTTTGCCTTGAACATTTCTACCTAGGCCAAGGAACAATCCGCCAATCAGGACCGCGGCCAGAATTCCCACGGAGATAGTGTCAGAGGGGGCGAGGTCTGATGTCTGCTCCTCACCACCACCCTTTAACACCTTTGCAGGCTTGACAGGTAGTTTAGCAGCCGGCATACTCGGAGCCGGCTTTGCTGCTCCCGCCAGAGCTGTTCCAGCAGCAGCTAAGCCTGATCCTGCAATGCTCGTTCCCGCCATTGCCGTAATTTGAGCAGCATTCGCAAACTTCGATAGAGCCGCTGTTATACCCGGACCTATTGCCATAGGAATGTAGGAAATAATACCTTCCACGAGTGCCATCGTGTATTTCGAAATGCGAATAAACGGCTCGACGACGCCAATGCTTTTCTCTGGGGACTCTATCTTCATTTCAGAGCGTTGTATGTAAGGACTCTGCCCATCCACGTCAATGTTGATAAATATCTGTGGGAAGGGGAAGGGGCGAGAAACTCCATTTATGAACACTTCCATCGGATATAGGAGTGTATATATAGTTTCAATGATGCTATAGATGTATATGAGGGGATTTAAGTGAAAGAGGGCATTCCACCAATCTCCCGCAATGATACAGGCCAGGGGACCGATCGGCACGGCAAGAAGGAAGAGGAATGTCCACAGAGGCGATGCAGGATCAAACTGGCTCGGATACTTTTTCGGCTCCTGGCCCGGTCGCCTTGATAAGAGCCATCCAATAATGAGTTTCATCCATTCGGCCATTAGATTTCCAGCCGTGTCGGCAAGAGATCCTGACCCCGTGTTGAATCGCAAGGGAGGCGGTTCAAAGGCAGATCCAGGGAGCATAGGGTCTGAACCCATACCAGACATTCCACCCATTCCACCCATTCCAGACATTCCAGCCGCCAGTCCTGGAGCCATTGCACCCAAACCAGAGCCTACACCTGAAGCTACACCTCCCAGTCCAGAACCTACTCCTGAAGCGACGCCTCCCAGTCCTGAGCCGACTCCCGCATCTCCCAAGCCAGAACCAGAAGAACCAGAAGCCTTCTTCGCGTCCGCTGCAGCTTTTTGCCCAGCCTGTTGTTTGGCTTTCGCCGCTGCCGCCTTCTCGGCTGCTGCCTTTTCGGCAGCAGTAATGGGCTGTGCAGCTTTCTGTGCAGCCTGCTGCGAGGCTTTCTGAGCCGCCTGCTGTGCAGCTTGCTGCGAGGCTTTCTGTGCAGCCTGCTGTGCAGCCTGCTTTGAAGCCTGTTGTGCAGCGGTTGAGGCTGTTGTCGTAGCAGCCTTTTTAGCTACACCTTTTGCCGCCAAACTGCCCACTGCACTAAAAATACCACCACCCCTCTGGTAGATTGCTTCCGATATAACATGTCCCTCCTCATCTGTTTTTACAGTACCTCCTTCCCACATACCCACGGCAATACCAAACTGGCATAAGAATGGAGACCCTAGACCGTACTCATTTAGATCATCCACGCTCGTCTCGTACAACTGTAACAGGTCAAACAGGTACCAATAGCCACCGGTATACATATTCACAATATAGCACAAGATCCCTGTTAAAGGAGAGCGAAGCATAAAATGATGTAATCCGAAGTATCCAAATACGAGTGTGAATAGTAACATTCCAAATTTCGAATACTGCGGCTCACCCCACACCGCGACGTGCGAGCCAGCAACTGCTTCTTTTATGAAATCGGGAGTATACGATCCCATTGCTATATCTAAATATTAAAAGAGTGATTCTTCTTACGGACTCATACACGGAATAAGATTCCACCAAAGCCATCCACAATGCGTAGAACATTGTGGTTGAGTGCATAGATGCGTACACTTGCAGTGCCCCGGGCAGGAGTGACCGTCGTATTTAACTCGAGCTGTAGAGTCATTGTATTCAGACGGCTGGCATTCATAGATCCGCTCGGCTGCATATCCTCAGGTCGGAAACAGAAGGAATACGAATATACATAGTCATTGATGGGGACCACGGTGTGATATTGGTACGGTTGCACAAGGCGGAAATAGTCGGCCGTACGTATGTCAAAGCGGTCATATCCTTCGATGCGGAGCAATGCCGTCGAAATGAGATTCTGGAAGGACGGAGCAGTCTCTCCCACCGTGTAGTTTGTGTAATTGAAGTACTGATTCGCATTCAAAGATGCGTCACGCTGCACTACCCAATACAGCTCACGGATCGGATTGTTAAATTCCATCGGGACCTGCACCGTCTGTGCCGTACTCTCAATTGCATACGATGACGTATACTGCACCTGCTCAATCAGATATTCGTGTGAATTTGCCACGAACCTGCGTCTCTCCTCAATATCAAGGTGAACATAGTCGCCGTATAAGTTTAATGACGTAATGCTGACAGGATTTGCTGATCGGTCACATGGGGTCACGGTAGGCGTATCATTGATAAATATCTTATTCAGAGGACGAAGGGTTATATTCAGACGTACAGGATGATACTGGAGTGCTAAAAGGGGTAGATACATGCCCGGATTCTTGCAGAACCAGAATCGCAGAGGAATATGGAGAGTGAGAGGGCCGTAGAGTCCCACCATGTCAGAATTATCATTACCCTGACTTGCACCCTGCACTTTTCCAATCATCGCATTCCATGCTGTCTGCTTATCGGCAGTCACTGTGTAATTCGACCAGAGTTCCATCCACTCGCCAGTCTGCTTATCGATCTCCTGCTCACCGATTTCAAAGGTCAGCTCCTGCAAGATTGCGTGACCGATAGCATTTGTGTAAGAAAGGGGGGCCCCCGTCTGCGAATCGGTTATAGCCGGAAGAGTGAGTTCTAGCCAAAGAGGACCAAGGAGGTCGCCTTTTCTGGGCAGTAGACAGGTGAGACGCCTGCCAAAATCAGGTTGGGTGTCAAAGGGGATAATGGAGGATTCGATGGAGAAATTTGTGTAGCGGCGATACACCATCTTGAACCAGGTTACCTGGGGATTGCCCGTAAGGAAGACATCCTGTTTTCCATTTGCTACTAATTGTAGGAGTCCTCCCCCTTGCGTCATCTGTTGTGTCTGTTGATTCTCGTTTAGACAGGATTTGTTGAGGGACGGATTGGTTAGCGTAGCTACGCTTAGCTACGCTTAGCTACGCTTAGCCAAGGGACGTATGAGGGTTTTTTGCACTAAAAATACGTCCTCTTATAGAAGATGTCGAGAAACATCCCCTTTATCGACGCTGATGCAATCACATTAAGAAAAATATTTGCCCTCGGTCCTGGCAATAGCCGATACCCAGCCAACCATTTTCTGGTAACCGACGGAACGGGCGGGGCTTTCTGGCAGGGGCTTACCGGATGGTCAGGGCCTACAGGATATATTGGGCCCATAGGGCCAACCGGTCCTTATGGGCCCACGGGTCTTCCCTCCACCGTGACAGGGCCCACAGGTCCTACAGGATACTCGGGGCCAGCGGGACCCCCTTCTGTAAGCACCGGACCCACAGGTCCACCAGGTCCTACAGGTGCTCCAGGGGCAACCGGGCTTACCAGTACTATTACAGGGCCCACAGGATCAACAGGTCCCAGGGGCTCTACAGGAATCACAGGGCCGACAAGTACGGTAACAGGGGCCACAGGTCCTACAGGTCCTACTGGTCCTACCGGTGGGTTCGGTATGACAGGAGTCACGGGACCCTCGGGGCTCACAGGCTACACAGGCTACACGGGCTATACGGGTGCAACAGGTGTTACAGGGGTTACGGGGATGAGGGGTCCGACGGGAGAAACGGGATATACGGGAGTGATGGGAATGACAGGTTTTACGGGCCAGAGCGGTCCCAGCGGCCCGACTGGATATACAGGAGCGACGGGATACACAGGTGTTACGGGGATTACAGGTCCTTCAGGCCCCACGGGTCGCACCGGTATTCAAGGGTATTACGGTCCTCGCGGGCTGAGTGGGCCAACCGGTCCCACAGGATACACGGGACCTATTTCTAATGTGACCGGTCCTACAGGTTCCACGGGACCTACAGGCCCCACGGGCTATACGGGGCCTATTTCGAATATAACAGGCCCCACCGGTGCCACCGGGCACACGGGAGTGCCTGGACCTACGGGAATGCAATCGACAGTAACTGGACCCACAGGTGCTACAGGGTATACTGGCTATTCCGGTCCCCTCGGCGAGACAGGTCCCACGGGATATATTGGGTGGACAGGGTTCACGGGTATCACGGGGGCTACAGGGGTTACGGGACCCACAGGATTCACGGGGCCCATAAGCTCGTATACAGGCTCCACGGGTCCAACGGGATATACCGGGCCTACGGGTGCTACGGGGAAGACCGGATTTACGGGAGCCTCAGGGTATACTGGACCACAAGGACCCACAGGGAATGCGGGCAACCAGGGATTCGCAGGGCCGCAAGGTGCGACAGGCCCCCAGGGTGTTGTTGGCGTAGCATGGGCCACAGGACCTGCGGGACCTACTGGATCCTTGGGGCCGACGGGGCCTCTGAACTCGCCCTATATGAATGCCGCCGCCGCCGACTCCCTTATTACAAATGTGCAACAGAGTTCGGGTGCGATAGCAACCCTTCTCTCCGCCACGAATCCGTCAATATACCCCTATGACATACTCTTGCCACCTTCGAAGAATGTTATCTTTTTCACTGATATTATCAACGGGGCGATTAAGTATACCTTTCCTGGCGATACGGCGGGAACCCTCTTTTCAACCGGGTTCTCTAGTCCCACGTCCATGGCATTTTTCCCGCTGACCAGCACCCTCTATGTGACAAATTCTGGAACAAATCAAATCAGATCGGCGGTTGTAACATTTGGTAGTAATGTTATTACGGGTACCTTTAGTACTTACGCCGGCAAATCGGTAGGCGGATTCTCAAACACGACCCGTCAGAATGCGACCTTCTTAAATCCGTCTGGCATTGCAGTTGCCTCCGATAATACCATATATATCTCTGATACAGGGAATTATGCAATACGTAAAATCGATCCCACCGGTCTCGTAACGACCTTTGCTGGAACAGGCGTCAGTGGCTTTGCTGATGGACTTAGCACATATGCCCAGTTTATCCGTCCAACGAATATATGTCTTGACATCCCCCAGACCTATTTATATGTATCAGATGCCACGGCTATCAGAAGAATTAATATTGCAACAGGGAATGTTGTGACGATTGCTGGCTCTGCCACGGGAGCCGCAACAGTGGTCGATGGCGTTGGGGCAGCGGCTCGTTTTTCAAATGCTGCAGGAATTACGGTGGATGGCACAGGAACCGTCTACGTTATTGATGCTGGCACATGGTCGCTGAGGAAGATACAGTACTTAAATTTACTATATACCGTTACAACCATTTCGGGTATCAACTCGCTGACCTCAAGTCTGAACAATTATGGTGTGAGCAGTAATATTGCGGGTGCTACCTTTAAGAACCCGCAAGGACTAACCCTCGATAAGACATCGACCCTCTATATTGCAGATACGAACAACAACGCAATCCGTGTCATCACTCCCTCCACTTCCATTATGACTGCCGTAAATGTAAACACCTTGACGGTGAATACAATTCTTACACCGAGTGCTGCCTCAGGTATCGTATTTTCTGATCCGAGTGGGACATACTATACATCAGATACGTCATTCACCTATGACGCTACGAACAAAATTCTCACCATCAATGGTATTACGCAGAGCTCAGATGCCAGATTTAAGAGAGATATTGTGCCACTCTCGAACAGTCTATCAGCACTGATGAGTCTGAACCCTGTGTCATATACCATGGTAACTGGAACTCCGAAGAGACATATTGGATTTATTGCCCAGGAGATGGAGACAGTTCTTCCTGAGCTGGTTCACACGGATGGCACGGCTGAGCAAAAGAAGAGTATTGAGTATGCGAATCTCACGGCAGTGCTCGTTGATTCCGTGAAAGAATTGAATGCTCAGGTGATAGCTCTGCAGAGCACGGTTCAAGGTTTGCAGGCCTAGCAGGGCTCGAAGGCTTAGACGGGAGACTCGAACATTCTATAGGTAAATGGCGGAAGAATCGTGTACTACATGTTGCTCCGACTACACGACGCAATTACGTAAGCAACTGCAGTGCCCGTATTGCGAATACAAGTCGTGTGCTTCATGTGTGAAACGGTATTTACTTTCCGTTCAAACAGATGCTCATTGCATGAGCTGTCATAAGGAGTGGAACGATGATTTCCTTGACATGAATTTTACGAAAGCCTTTCGCACCGGTCCCTATAAGAAACATAGAGAGGACATCCTGGTCGAGCGCGAGATCTCTATTCTCCCTACTCGTCAGCCCCGTGTCGAGGCTACCATCAATATGCGGAAACATACGGAAGTGCTCAAGGATCTTACTGCCGAGCTCGACCGTTTGGAGTCTACTCGCAAGAAGATTCTCGTCAAGTATACTCAGGAAAGGACACAGGTCATTCGCTACTCTGCTGAGTCGCAGGGGCACGATCCTCCCGCATGGACTCTGCGGGCCGGCGAGGCAAAGGCCGAGAGAGCAAAGTTCATCATGAAGTGCCCGTCTGAGGAGTGCAGAGGCTTTCTGAGTACGGCGTACAAGTGCGGAACGTGTCAAATGTGGGCGTGCCCTGACTGCTTAGTGATAAAGGGAGAGGAGAAGGACGTTGAGCACACCTGTGATCCTGGGCAAAAGGAGAGTGTGGCCCTCATTATTAAGGAGTCGCGGGGGTGCCCGAAGTGTGGGCAGCGTATCAGTAAAATAGATGGTTGTTTTGCTGCCAATACAGAAGTTCTCTTATGGAATGGACATACCAAGATGTCGCAGGATATTGTCGTGGGCGATGAGCTCGTGGGTGACGATGGGTTGATTCGGATTGTCGAGGAGACATGCACAGGAGAGGATGAAATGTATGAGGTTACTCAGGGTCGCGGGATGTCCTATACGGTGAATAGCAAACATACACTGGTATTGAAAGATAGTCATGGAAATGTAGAAGATATGGTTGTAGATGAGTTTGTGAAACTCCCAGAAAAGAAGAAGAAGTTTCTATATGGTTATAAAGTAAATGGTATCAACTGGCCAAAGAAGGATGTACTGCTCGACCCGTATATAATGGGGGTTTGGATTGGCGACGGAATTAATAATGGAGTTGATTTTGCATGTTGCTCTGAAAAGGATCCTGAGATTGTACATTCCCTCCTTGATTGGTGTAATAAGAATGATTGTGAACTTCTTCACGATGATATGTATCGCTTTCGTGTTCGCCGTGCCGGCGAGAACTGGAAACGGGATTCTATCGGGCACGGTGCTACCTCTGCCACGTGCAAGGGGTGTTTGAAGAAGAAGTGCGATCTATGCGACCTGCCTAGTTCTCCCTTGGAGAAAAGGGCCATGTCGAATAGGAATCCCTTGAAAGAGGCTCTTGATTATTATGGTCTCATTCGGAACAAGCACATTCCAGATGACTATATTACAAATGATAGAGAAACTCGCCTACAGTTATTGGCAGGGCTAATTGATACTGATGGCTATTTGGGATGTGAAGGAAAGCGAGTTCAGATATCACAATCGAATCATGCAATTGGAAAACAGATAGAACTTGTAGCTCGTAGCCTTGGATTCGTTGCAAGTGTTGATATTTTAAAAAAGGACAATGTGACATTTCCTGGAATTGCGGCTAAGAATTACCCTCCTCATTATAGGATTTCTATATCAGGCAGACATCTATCAGATATTCCAACACGGATAGCCCGTAAGAAATGTGTAGACTCTTCACCAAACAGGGACTGGTTGAAGTCGCCCATACAGATAAAGCCGATTGGGCGAGGAGTTTACTACGGGTGGAACGTAGGAGGAAATCATCGGTTTGCACTGAAAGACATGACGTGCCAGAATAATTGTAATCAAATGTGGTGCACAGAGTGTCATACTGCTTTCTCGTGGGACACTGGCCAAATTGTCAACGGGGTTATCCACAACCCGCACTACTACGAATTCTTGCGGAAGCAGGGGAATGGCGTTGCACCTCGCAATCTTGGTGACGTGCCGTGTGGGGGTATTCCGGGATATACTCGGATTTACCGCCTTCTACCCGCTAGCTCGGAACACAGGACGGCCATTATGGCGATCCATCGTATCACATCAGAGATCCAGGACCAGCGGATTCGAATGTATCAGGGGAGATTCAATATGGATGACAATGGCGACCTGGCCGTCAAGTACTTGATGAAGGAGATGTCAAAGGATGATATGAAGGCTGAGCTGGTACGTAGGGAGACCAAGCGGAACAAGCACACGGCCATTCGTGCCGTGCTCGAGATGTTTGTCAATACGAGCACGATTCTATTAAATGGGCTGTGTGATAGGACAGATGCGAATGGCGTTGAGAAGGCTCCGCCTGACGTAGAAGAGATTAAGACACTCGTTGATTCGTTTTTGACACTTCGCAACTATGTCAATGATGCACTGATGAATATTAGCCGAATGAAGCAGTGCTCGGTACCGCAACTAACGCCGGCGTGGCATTGGAGTTCCTTTAATAAAGTGACTCCGAAAACACGGACGAAGGCTTCTAGCGTTGCGTTGGCTGCTGCGACTGCTCCTGCTCCTGCTGCAAGCTAAGGTCTTCGACTGGGTTGATCTTCGACCTAAGGTCTTCGACCAGTTAAGCCTGGTTGGTCTTCGACCTAAGAACGCTTGGCATCCTTCATCGCCATCTTCAGCGTGTACTTCTTGCCCTTCTGCTCGCGACCCTTGCGGAAGTGCTTCATTACCTTCTCGTTCCACGCCTTGAGGCCAGGGGACAGCTTGCGCTTGGTGGTTCTCTTCTTGTCAGCCATTTCTGATAAGTTGTGCGAAATTTAATGGCCTCGGGCAGAAGGCCTTAGACCTTCAGGCCTAACTTCTCTTTCCCCCAGACTGCAGACTCTAGAATGAAATCGGGTGTAACAGGTGTGCTATACGCACGGAAATCGAACAGCCGACCCTTGAATAATTCATCCTTATTGGTAAGTAAAGATGAACTATGCAGCCAGTTGCTCTTTCCAAGATAGCAGTTCGTCATGGAACCCGTCGACGGCAGGCAGCCGTCCCCCTTCGTATACACCTTTTCCCCATTCACAGACACATTGAGTGCCGGACGGAACGCGTCAGCAGAGTCGGTAGTAATTGTAATATGGGTCCACTCTTTCAAGGGTATGACATTGTTAATCATGATACGCATTTTCCGGGACTTCTTCTCCCATACCTCATAGATCAGAGAAGCCTTGGTGCTGGGGCTAGCAGGTCGGACCGTGCTGTGCGGCAAGAGTGAAGGGAACACCTCAATTCCCTTGCATACAAAGTCATTCACGTTCGCGTCCGTAGTCTCCATCAGACGCTGCGGCGTTGTCTCTGCCACGAGCTGTTGACCGGAGGTGGGTACGACCGTAGACTCATTTGTTGCACTCACTCCAAAATCCCCCTTTCCAAGAATTCCGAGGAAGACATTGTCGGCATTCGCCCCATTCCCAAAGTCAAAGATCTTGGCGTTGTTCGTAAACTCATCGAAGTATACCCATACCATCCATGTACGGATCGAACGGATAGGAACCTTCGTTCCAAGGCTGAGGCCGCCCTCATCATACACTCGCAGGTATTGCTTTCCGTCGAAGGAGAGCCCTTCCACTGGCTCATTCGCCTTCGGCATCTCATCAATCTTCATCCCTCCCGCAATCTGCAGCTGTGTCCTCGCTACCGAATCCTCCAAAGTCCGATCAAAGCGATACCATATCTCACATCCCTCGTAAAACCGCAGGAGCTGAGCAATTTCCTCGGGCGGCGACGGATCCACAACATCCCGCCCATCAAACCGACTATCCCCTGCCCGAAGGCACAGCGGCTGGTAGGTCGCATCCGCCGCCCGTAAGATACGACAATAGTCTGCCCGCCCATCACCATCAATATCTCTCATATAATCGTCCTTCGAGATACGGAAGCCGTTGTTCACCGTGGCCGTACGGAAGGAGGCCGACTGCAGATTGTCCGTTCCAGCCAGAGCACATGCAAAAAAGAGATCCGTAGAACCCTTTTTACTGATCATACGACAAAAGTCATAGGTCGCACCAATACGAGTAACATCGGCATAGCCATTGAAATATCGGGGGTCCCGTACATAGTCGGGGTCTTCTTCGTCAGGACCCACATCCCCACGAGGAGCCGCAAAGGTCGACCAGAATGTTCCTTGCGGAGTCATAGCCCCTAGAGATGTAAACCCCTCTGTGACTCTACGAGAAGCCACCAGCTCAGCCACCATCAAAGCACTTATGCAAAAGAGGGAAATATAGAGGAGGGGTTTGAATATGCCTTCGTACATTTAGGCACGCTTCTAATCTGTGCGTAAGTAGATATGTTACGTAAAGAAAACCGCAGGCCACTGGCCGAGGGATCCTATGGGTGTATCTATACGGAAGATACCGCCCCTCCTTGTGAGGCCGACACGGGGCCCAAGGGTCGCAAGGTCCGCAAGCTACTGAAGAAAGAAGATGCCAGCGTCGAACTTACCATTTCCAAGCTGATAAAAAGTATTCCTCTCTGGGAGTATTATTTCGTCATACAAGAAGAGACTGGCTGCATCGAGAAGAATTTCAAGAAGGCCCGCCCCATGTATGAAGAGTTCTGCAAGATTTATAAATCTTCGCAGAATAAGAATCTTACCGAGATCGTGTCGCCGTTCCGTGGCGTGGCTCTCCGTACCCTTACGATTACAGATTCATTTGCCTATATCGAATCCTTCCAACATCTTCTCACAGGGATCGCAGCCTTGCACAAGCAGGGCATCTGCCACGCCGACATCCATGCAGGAAACATTCTGGAGGAAAACGGATATCTGCGGCTGATTGATTTTGGTAGCTCCTTCCTCGGTGACAGCATCAATGCGACAGGAGTGGAACGCTACAACTATTCTTTTACACCCGATTTCCCGACGCAGCCCCCTGAACTGTCACTGCAAAATGGAATCAATCACGGTCTCGATATAAGCTACTGCGTCGACGAGCTCGTGAAGCACCGTGCCGTCTTTCGCAATGGAAGTGTTACAGGGATTACTCCTGCCTATGCGAGGAGCAAGCTGCTGTTAGCTGCAGGGGCTATTGGGACAACGAAGGCCCAGTGGGTAGAGTATTATAGGGAGCACTGGAGGAAGTTCGACGTATGGTCACTGGGTGTCGTGTTCCACAACCTGTTGCAGAAGGCTCTGTTCCTGCGGTCCTTTCAGCCGATTTGGAAGAAGAATCAGGCCATGCTCATGACGGTTCTGCGGGGGTGTCTCGAACCCAACCCTAGTTCCCGCTTCTCCGCAGACGAAGCTTTGTCTTACTTCCCCGCGTCAGCCGTCTGAAATGACGCACTCTTCTTGTTCTTCTGCTTCTCGGCTTATAGCCACTCGGCTTATAGCCACCCCTGCTCACCGCAGCGTGGACCTTGGAGCGGGAAATACAGAAATAGCCACAGAAATGATTGTAATAGAGTTGGTCACCCTTTTTACTGTAGTCGAAGTTGGCTAGCCGCACATCAGCAATGCGATTTCCTTTGGCATCCTTATCTGTGACCGGGCCCTGACCGCCCTTGTGAGAGAAATAGTGTGTGTTATCAAGACGTAGGACATGGTAGTCTCTCTTCGTGTCGATAATGAATGCTACCATTGACGTTCCTTTCGGGCACTGCTCCTCATATCCAATAGGGATGTACGCGTCATCACCGAGGATACGACCGATGAGATTGGGGCACGTCTTTTCATCCATCGGCAGCCATTTCGCGTGCTCACCGGGTTGATGTGTGTTGCATTCTTTCTTGGTACGACATTCTTCCGCGAGAGAGTTCGATACAATGTTGAGAGCATAGGCAAAGCAGTTGTGGACCTTCTGGATGAAGGGGTCGGCGTTCCAGACATCGGGCGTATAGGGGGGCTCGGAGCCACTGAGGATGGTTTTAAAAGGATATTTGTTCTTGTCCATATGCTCCTTGCAGAATGCCTCGCCGTTAACGGGGGCGTGTAGGCACGTCGCTTCGTATTGACAGCGGGCCTTCCCATTGTCAATGAGAATCACGGTAGGTGACAACTTACCCAAGTTCGGCGAAACCCGACCAATGGTCTGCGAAACCCGATCAAGGGTGTGCCGATGATTTCTTAAGGGTAATTTCTTGGTCATTTACAAGAACGATAGATTTTTCTTTTTCCTCAGGAAGACCTTTGAACGGGGTCGGCGGCACGAGAGAGTCAGAGGGGGGTACATTTTGCTCAGTGATCTTATAATATTCTTCCTCTATATGTTTCATGCGTATTTTTTCAAGGGTGTTACAGATATATACATATTGACTAAGGTGCGTGGCTTCCAGTCCAGGCATGTTTGAGCCGCTGTACTTTCCCGATAATTGAATATATTGCCAGACCTCGCTAATAAGGTGTTGGTAACAGGTATGGAGGACGTGATACTTCTTATCGATCTTCATGAGATTCATGAGGCCGTTGCAGATTGTAACAAAGAGGGAAATGATCCAGACCGACCAGTATACTTGGAGGCCGATCGTGGCGGCCTGGCTAGTCACGCTGCCGTTGACATATTGGGCGGATAAGAGGGCTGGTACTATAAGAGAACCTACCGTGGTCGTGGTTCGTAGGGTGTGAAAGGTGATGGCGTAGATACGGCAGCGGAGCTTGTATTCGTGAAGGAGGCCGTCGACGCGGAGCTGGAGGATCTTCTTTCTCGAGTCGTCGAGCTCAATGAGAGAGAGGGCTTCTTGGATAGAGACAATGTCCCGTTTGAAATGAAAGACAGATTCTGGTTGGATCTTGGCTTCTCTCACTTGCAGAGTAGCTAATGCCCTCTCCATCTATTAGCCTGCCCAAAAAATTGAACATCGAACGAGCGACATGGGAAGGTCCACGATGTTTCACGTAGCTATGCATACAAAGGATGAGAGGGATTCGGCGTGGTCTGCTACGCCGAGCAATTCGCTAGTACAGAGGCTGCATACACATTTTCCTCAGGGTAGTATGCGATGGGTTGCCGTGCTGCGAGTGAGCGGGGAAGAGCACCGTATTGCACTGGGGAGCCCTGAAGATGGCGACGAACTCTCTCTGCATCTTCCTTCGTGGTATGTTGATTCAATTGGCATCTTTGGGCACGGCGAAGAGCTTATCGTTAGCTTCGAGAAGTGCGAGAGAATGACGCGGGCCACGAGTCTGCGGTTTCGCACCGTGGATCCGATCCCAGAGTGGCTGAGCATTCGTGATGTGTTAGAGGAGCCGCTGTCGCAGCTGGGGGTCTTGAGGCAAGGACAGATACTTCCGATACCTGTACTTGAATCGTCGGTCATTATTGTGGAGGTGTGTGAGCCGACAGATGCGGCATTCGTCTTCCTCGATGGCGAAGATGTAGCCATGGAGGTCGAAGGGCTTGAGGAGCCAGCAATGATCCCAACTACGAGGGCGGAACCCGTGGGTCTTGCCTCGCCGTTTGAGCCGGCTGACTTTCGATCCATGCTTGCTTCTACAAATACAACCGATATCGAGGAGGAGCAAGAGAAAGAGCAAGAGAAAGAGCAAGAGCCCGTCGTTACACCTCGGGCTCGATTTGTCCCTTTCTCGGGGAAGGGACATGTCCTAGGAACAGGTCGCGTGGTCTGGGGACCTTAGGCTAAAACCCTAGAAACCAAAAAGGAGACTTGCGTGTAACATTGTTTCTCTTTACATTAGCCGGTCTAGCATTGATCCTGGCAGTGTTAGATCTGGCTCTTGTTGCATTTGCATTTGCAGCCACCTTGTTTGCAGCCACCTTGTTTGCAGCCACCTTGTTTGCGGCAACCTTGTTTGCGGCCAGCTTGGCCGCAGAGACATTTGCCCACGTGGGCTGCTTATTTGACGCAGATCTGGTATTAACTGTCTGCATAGAAGGAGAAGTAGATGCAGTACCCTTCACATTCGACAGATCGCCAAGCACGCCCCGTGTATTGAACAGCTGAATGGTATTCACATCTAACGAGTAATCCTTAATGAGGTGCTTGATTGCCCGTACCACCTGGTCGTGTGTACGCAGCAGATCTTCCCTCTGAAATGAATAGGCAGGGTCAGAGACCAGTTCGCGTAAAGCATTCCGCAGATGAAGCATCCCATTTAATGTACTCATCGCATACGAATACTGAATATCGGGATCTTCTACGGATGCAATTTTTCCGATATGGTTCAGCTCATGCTTCGCCCACTTCATTGCAGACATAACTGTTAAATGGTATTTATGGATCTTTTTCTGGTCTTGCTGCTGCATATCTACATGGTCGCCTTATTTTTTGCATGAATTTTCCAGAGGTTTGTTACAGTGTTAGCATATCGGACGAGGGGGCTTGTTGTCCGCTGAACACGTCTCGTGGTACGCTGGCCGGCCTTCTGTGTCTTTGATTGCTGCAACTGCTGAGACGGCTGTGCAAGGCTAGGTGCAGAAGCCACAGACCCTTTTACATACTCATACATATCCTTCGGCAGACTAATACCTACTGCACGAAACACTGGCGCCACCGCCGGTCTCGCAAAGGCAAACGTTGAATCAGGATTTCTCACTGTAACAAGATACTTCCGCATAGTCTCATATACCACCGGTCTCATCTTCGGATCCTTCGAGTCCATCGGAATGAGAGTAGCCTTCGAGCTAGCCACTTGCGGCAAAACATAAAACCCTGTACGCTTGTCAAAGGAAATGGCACCATTCCCATAATAGGGCACGCGGAGACCATTACGCATCGCCATATTCAAGTAGCCAAGCAGATTCTTCTCGACCTTTGTCTGGTTTGTCTGATCTGGCTTTTGTCCTTGGACCTTCAACCGGCCAAACGAGAAGTGCCCACTCACCATATCGACGACCCCCGATTGCGTAACCGTAGCCAGAGGCAGATAGAGAAGGTTATCATTCTTGGCGTGCTTCGCCAAGAGAGCCATCGCCATAGTCTCAGAGGTACATTGCTGATACAGATTCGTATCACTCGGGGCAGTCGCATAGGGGTACAGGACAACCTCGGGGAACCCATTGCGAGGCTGCTTCCCCCTTTCTGCCCGCGTAGCATCCGTATAGGTCGATGCGGTGAGTAAGCTACCAACACCCGGAAAGCGTTTCTCCAGACCTTTGAGGTACGGGGCCATGGTTCCCTCGAAGCCGGGCTTGGCCGCAGGTTCAATGGAATCCATATTCGCAATGGCCATCCATCCTCGCGTCCCGCTCGACCGCTGATAGGAAGGGAGCAGGCAGTTGTCATAGGAGAGGGCATCGATCTCCTTCTCAGTCAGGTCCGTACAAGACTCCTTGAACAGCGAGCATCTCTGAATAGGAGCCGATGACGGGAAGCCCTTGGGAGATCCACGGACGAGGGCAGACGGACGCATGAGACAGATTACCTGCACATCCTTCACGAGGACCACTACTTGCATGGCATCGTACGTCCCCCCAACCTGATGGACTCCGAAAGAAACTAGCGGGTGGGCGTAGAAGAAAACATTGTGTGTAGGCTTGAGGCAGAGGGCACCATCGACGGGAGTGCCGAGGTAGTCCGTGTAAAATGCCAGAGGGTCCTCGGGAATGCGGATTCCACGGAAGAGGATCGTGCCGGCGGGGATTGTTATAAGGGTTATGTTTTCAATCCTTTCAACCCTTCCAATGCTTCCTTGCGAAGCCATCTATGTATAGTTGAGCTTATTGAGATGGTTGCCTTTTGTCTTTTGCCTATGGCATAAGCTACGCTGAATCTCACCCTATAGACCGATTATTAAAATCCTTCTGATACGACTTGTAAAAGCCGTCGATAGCACCCTTAAAATTAACTGCCGGACGAAAAGCAATAGGACGCTTCGACCGTATGTAGTCAACCGCGTCAGATGGCTTCATGTGCTTCACCACAATAAGGAACATAGCCATACACGCCGCCGACCGCTGCATCCCTGCCGCGCAGTGCACCAGCATCGGCTGACCCGTCTTATACTCCTGTAGCATCTTGAACACAACTTCGTAGGACCACAGCTCGAGATTCCGAATCTCCTCCTCCTTCAAATTGTCGTCCACCGGTACACGATATTTTCTCGAGATCGACGGGTACAGTGCAATATCCTTTGTGCAATTAAAGACACAGGCGATGTTATGTGCGGACAGCCATTGAGGGTTCGTTGCTGCCTTTATACTTCCTAGCCATATACCTGGCAGGATTTCATCAGCTGGATTTGCATCTTCGAACTTCATTCTATTAGTAGCCGGTCGCTATACTTCGCGTTTGTATCGCATGCTAAAATAGATGCTTCTACTTGTAGGAGTTTTAACCTTACTTACATCTGTTACAGGGTATTCTGTGTCGACAATGTCCGTCGGTACGTCATGTGCTAGCCAGCCGACGTGTGCATTCATCCAGGCGAATGCTGACGCTATTTGCAGCGCCCTCTTACCTGGATGGGATATCGTAAATGGCCCTGCGTGTTCCTTGCAGGGAGCTTCGTACGGATGCGTATACTCTCCAAGCTTGGATGCCACCGATTTAATATTTTGTGTGCCACCCGCTTCTCCTTCGGCCCAGGTATCGTCATCTCGATCGGCCCAGGTATCGAGAAGCGTATCCATGTCGGCATCTATGAGTCGATCTCCCCTTGCTTCCACGACAGCGAGCAGATCACTTGCATCCGTTTCACCTTCCATATCTGTCTCAGCCTCTGTGTCAGCACGTAGATCCGGCTCACCCTCCAGCTCAGGCTTGGTATCCGTGTCATTCCCTGCGACAAGAAGTGTGCCTCCACCTGCCCCTGTCCTCCTGTGTGCAACCTCATCCTATACAGTAACTAGCGTGCTAACCCTTATTACAAATGCAATAGGGAGTGTGTATTTGGACAATATGAACTGTGCAACAACGGTGACGAGCCCGACAGGCCATATCTTGGTGTCCTTCATATCGTTTACTACCGAGGGGTGTTGCGATACGTATCAAATACGAGATGGGAGAGGAATTGTATTTACCGGTGCAGGGATGCTTTCTCCCGCTGATATTATTGTGTCTACTCCCGCCCTCTTCACATTTACAACGGATCCATCGGTTACCCTTGGTGGGGTCGTAGTATACATTGTTCCGTATACGATGGCAACAGTGACAATGAGTCTAAGTGTATCCACATCAGCTGTTCCGTCAGTGAAGACAACTGCGTACGAGACACGCACCACCTCTGCACTAAGATCAGTGACGCATATGTCAGCCTCTGCCCGGGCCACGCTGAGTATATTCTCTATGACAGCCCTTGCGACAATGTCGCCCTGGCCGTCGGATGTGCCGAGCCCTTCTATGTGGCCGTCAATGTCCTATGATTCTATTTCAGCATCCCCGTCGATATCGGCCTTGCCAAGTCAAACACAGTCGCTCAGCCAGTCAACATCCCCCAGTCAGTCAACATCCCCCAGTCCCTTTGTTCTGACGTTACCCGACCTCAAAGACATGTCGACCGGCCAACTCGCCTCGCTCGCCAAAGGCCTTTCCGCATACCCTCCCAATAAAATCAAGGGGCTTCTCAATACCCTGACCAGTGCCGGACTCGCCGCCGGTGGCGGATCCTTCTCCGTACAAACCGATGCCTTCGCACTCCAGAGCAAGACCCTCTCAGCCACCGAGACCCTCAATCTCTCTCTCCTCTCCCTCCCTCCCCTAGGACTGCCTAGCGGCTCCTTCGCCAGTATCATAAAGTGGACCACAAACCCCTATGACACTTCTACAAATCCGGTGGTCTCCGTCAGTGCTCTCAGCCAAGATGCTAAAGAGTTGTCCATCCACTCCTTGTCAGTACCCTTTACGACACGTTGGCCAGTTGCAAGTCAGAAGTATACCTTTCTTTGTGGATCTGGCCAGGTCTATCTGAATGCGGGGGGAGGGCTGGTACCAGCACCAAATGTAACAAGGGTTTCGAAGACTCGGTGGTCAGTCCTATGTGGCTCCTCGATGATGAACGTATCGTGTCCTATGGAGACATTTAGCTGCCCACCTCTCCCCGCCACCTGTTCCTACTGGAATACGAGCCTGGCCGCGTGGGCCACCGATGGCTGCGTATCCGAGTACGTCGGCAACGAGCTCCTGTGCCATTGCACCCATATGACGGATTTTAGTGCTCGCATTGGAGCCGTGATCGATGCAAACAAGCAGCTCTTTTCCATGGCGTCCTCTGTGTACTCCGAAGAAGGACTCGTCAAATATGCACAGTGGTATTCCATCTTCGGATCTCTTGCACTCTTCTCCATCTTCCTCATCATCGTAGCCACCCAGCTCGACTACCCGATTCGCAAGGCCTACGTCAACATGGTCTACAAGGATCCCTCCCTCCAGCTCGTGCTGCGACGAACCCCTTATACTCCCATCTATCGCTACAACTCGTATTCATCCTTCACCTTGTACAAGGAGCTTGAGGCACCCAAGAAGATGCGAGAGGAGGGCTTCAATATCTGCAGGCGGCTCTGTGTACAGCACACGTACCTGCAAGCATTTCTTCGCTTTGATCCTCGGTTAAGCCGTGCCTTTCGCACTCTCTTTCTTCTCGTCGTCCAATTCCACTCTCTCTTCGTGACGGCCTTCTTCTATAACTTTGCCATGTCAAATTCGGAGCTTGGCATTTCCGATATCATTCTGCTCTCTATTCTCACCTCCTGTGTGACGATCCCCTGTATTCGTATCAGTTCCATTCTGCTGAACCATGTGGGGTTACAGGAGTTTCGCTATCAGTTTCCCATGTTATATGATGAATACATGAGAAGGGTGGAATTTGAACAGCTGGCTTCCTGCTTGTTCAAGGGAACAATGGGAGGAGAAGGGGAGGAAGGGGGAAGAGAAAGCGGAATGGTTGCTGCCGACCTTGACGAGGCTGCCCAATTCAAGTTGCTCGAGTGGCTCTGCTTCTGCCGATCGGCGGCTGAGGAAGAAGTTGAGGTGCCCAAGAGAGCCGTAGTAATGAAGGAGCTCGCCGCCATTATTGCCAAGAACTACCCCAAATTCGAGACCCACAGTGTATTCTGGGACCTTCTCCCCTGCCACACGCTATACGGCTGGCTCTTTCTCTTCTCTTCCTTCGGCTGGATCGGCTGGTGTCTCCAGTATCTTCTTCTCTTCGCCGCCGCCCACTCGACTCCCGTGGGGGCCGGTATCTTAACGAGCTACGCCACCTCGGAACTCACAACAATCTTTCTTACACAACCCATAACTATTCTCAGTGTAACAGGGGTGTTCGTGCTCGCCCATAAATACAAGAATAAGTTGCCGTGGCCCCTGTCCAAGCTGGGAAGCGTGTCGACAAAGAATACGATTCCGTCTATGTACTATTTCAGCAACCCCCTGAATCATCATACCCACACAGTTCTGAGCTCGGAGCTTGCTCACACCCTCTTCCTGAAGCTACCGTCATCTGCGATTGGTATTGATATGCTGTCGGCTGCACCGATCAAGTCAATTCTGGCGAAGATCAATAATGAGGAGGAGCCGACCCCGGATCGTCGCGTGCAAGAGCTATACTACCAGATGCTGGAGTATTACAATAAGACATTTGTTTGATTTGTTTGGTTTGTTTGATTTGTCTATGGCCATTCATGGCCCTTTGGCCATAGCAAATGCTATGGCCTAAAAACTATGAGTGACCTTACACAAGTATGAAACTTGTCCTTATTCTTATGATTAAGAATGAAGAGAAAATTCTCAAGCGGTGTCTCGACTCCCTCGACGTCGACGGCTACTGCAT